CAGCCCCAATCAACCCCGTTAGTTTTGAAAAACCCTCTGCAATACTGCCGATAGCTGCAAGCCAAATAGCGGCCCCGGTTCTGAATCCTGCAGTCAGCCCATTCCAAAATATGGCGAACCCTGAGCTGAAACGCTCAATGGCATTCAGGGTTGTCCTGAAGGAATCAGAAACGCCCTGCGCCCACTCTTTAATGCTGCCGTCTTCCTGCATTTCCCGCAGCGTGGTCAGTAGTTCTTTTAACCGGCCCTTCAGGGAATCCAGCGCGCCCGACTTCGCTGCCAAAGCGAAGAAGTCCGTAAATTCTTTACGCAGGGCCACCATCAAGCCCGCGAAGCCTTTGAGGCGCTCTGCACCCGCCCCTTCAGACATCCGACCCAGTTCATCAATCAACTGGGTCAGCACGTCGGTACCCAGCAAGCCGTCACTCGCCATCTGACGGATCTCTGCACCGGCCTTGCCCGTGACCGTGCCCAGGGCCTCCATAATCGGGATGCCGGAATCCGTGATGCTGTTCAGTTCTTCCAGCTGTAACTTCCCCCCCTGCCAAGCCTGCCCCAGCTGGGTGATCACGGTATCCAGCGTCTGCGCACCACTGCCGTATTTGGCGTTGGCATCGATGAGGCTTTGCAGGGAGCCGTTGAGCGGATCAATGCCCGCCACTTTCAGTCGCCGCGCCGCTTGGGCGGTAGAGCCCAGGCTTTGCGCGTTGGCTTCCGCAATGCGGTCAACCTCAGCCAGCACGCGCTGGCCTTCTTCCATGGAGCCGTAGAGCGAACCAAACTGCCGCTCCAGTTCCTCCAGGTCACTACCCGCCGTAACCAGCTTGGTAATGCCTGCCCGCAGCGTCTGGAAGATGCCAAAGCCCGCCGCCAACCCCAGCAGCTTGCCCTTAATACCCGCCATGGCACTGCCGAAGCGGTTACCCTTGGCACTGGCCAGCTCTAGCGCCTGGGCATGCTCACGGGCCTCTGCGGTGGCTTTGCTTAGCTTCTGCTGGGTTTGATCCAGTTCCTTCTGGATGCGATCTTCCGCCTGCCCCAGCTCATTGGTGTCGATACCGGCTTTATCGAGCGTGCGGCTATACTTGGCCAGCTCTCGGTTGCTGCGCCCGTACTCGGTGGTAGCAATGCTTTGCGCGGTTCGCGCTTGCCGCACTGCCACGGAATATTCAGCCTGGCTCTGCCCGGCCTTTTTGCCTTCGCGCTTCAGGTTCCGCTTCCAGCTTTTCCGCTTCGCGCTGCACTTCCTGCAGGGATTCCGCAGCCGGATCTGCCTCTGGGCTGATCGCGTTCTTGGCCTTCAGTACAAGGCTGACTACGGCTTCTTTAAGTGCCATACTTCGCTCCAGAAACAAAAAAGCCCATAAATCAATGATTTACGGGCTTCCCACTCATCCTGTTAATTGTATATTTAATCGCCAAACGCTTGACAAATCTGAATTAGGGTATTGACAGATACAAAATTACCAATAGTAAACCTTGAGTTTAGGTTCCTAATCCCGATAATCCGTGTTGCAATTAACGCAACATCAATCCTACCGGAGAATCCTATGACCGCACTTCGCCAAGAAGTCGCCTTCAAGCGCATCGACATTAAGCGTCGCGCCAAAGGTGAAGTCATGTCTCCGCGCCCGACGACAGGTGATCACAAGAAGATCGTCCGTGCCGCAACAGTGGAGACCGTTATTCGCAACGGTGAGCTTCTGTCTGAACTAGCCAAAATCTAAGCTTCACCAATGTCTGATGAGGTCGAATACCAAGATGGCTGTATCCGCAACCTTGATACTCAAGACCTCATCGACATCAACAGGTGGATGATTCAATCCTTTACCCCCCGCGAGCCGATAGGGGTTTTGAATCCTGAAAACCTAGAGATGGCCCAACAAAAGCCCACTGTCGTAAAGTACGTATGCCAAACTACCGACATGGCGCTTTTAGCAGCCGAGCTAATGCACGCCATCGCTCGCTTGCACGCATTCCATAACGCCAATAAAAGAACGGCAATAGCATCGGCCATTATCTTTCTTCGAATGAATGGCTACCAATGCACCCCACCGGTCGCGGAAGGCCTAAATATTTGCGAAGGCATTGTACTCGGCCACTATGAAACAGCCGAAGTAGCAGACTGGCTTGCCTCTCACTCATCCGCTTCAGATTCCGCAGGTCTTGCTCACGACACGATGTTTATGATTTTAGGTGAGCACTTCGACGAGCAGGATTGATTTAACGCCCCAGCCGCCACCATTAAAGAAACAGTTGGCCGGGGCAGAGCCTTAGTCGAGCATGATCACTTCAAAGGGGCTGGCTTTGCCGGCGGGGGTACGCAGCGCACCACTCAGCTGACCATTGATAAACTCATCGCTCATCAGGTCGGTGGCTTCGGAAGCGTTCAGTACGGCTTCATGCACGATCACCCGGGCCTTCTTGCCGGTGGCCAGGTTCTTGCCTTCCAGAATGATGTGGCGGGGTTTCTGGATTTCCGTGGCACCCAGCACCTGCGTGCCGGTCTCGCCGTTGTATCCGTAGTCCACTTCCACTTCTGTGGCGGCACCCGCGTTCAACGCTTTGATGAGCCCGGCATCGGTGTCCACTTCCACGTCAGTACCAACCGCCAGGTTGCTACTGCCGGTGGTTTCAGTCACCTGGACGCTTTGATCATCGATGTTCGCGTGCGCCAGCTTCACCCACTGCCCTTCGATCAAGGTGACGGTTTCCGCCGTTACCGTGCCCGCAGTAACACTGTGGGCAGCACTGGTGCCCCCCAGCGCTTCGGCCAGCAGTTCCGCTGGCAGGGAATCAAAGGTGATGGCCATTTGCGCCGGATCACCGGGAATGTTCACTACATCCAGCGCCTGGCCGTAGGTAGCGGGTTGCTTGGAAATCCGGTTGCGCGCTTCAGTGCTTGGCGGGGTGAGCTCAAAGCTGGGGACGTTGATGGGGCCATTGAATGCGCCGATAACGCCCTGCTCTACCGGGGCAATGTAGACCTTGCCGGCAAAGATGAGGCCGGTGTCCTGGTAAGACATGCTGTTCTCCTTTGGCGCAGGGCGCCGATGGGTTGGGGTTTACGTTTTAGGTTCGAGGGTCATCTGGTAGCGAGCGGTGACGGTGAGCGCCACCCAAGCGACGGGATAACCGTCTTCGGGAATGTTGTATTCGGCATCGCCCACTTCACTGTCGAGCGCGTGGCCGTCGAGCTGTTCCGTGTTGTTGCGGTCGGCCAGGGCGTTTATCAGGTCGTGCAGGTGGCGTTGCAGTTTCAGGGCAACCCCTGCTTCGGCCTTTTCGGCCACGATGATCTGGTGTGACACTTCGCGCACCAGCCGCCCGCCACTGCTTTTACTGGCGCGGCGGTCATCACCCGGTTGTAGGGCGATAAACGGGAACGCCTGCTGCTGGTCCATCACTAGCGCGTGGGCCAGCCAGCCTTCGTACAGTTCGGCGCCCGCATCGCTGCTGTAACCGTTTGCGGTGGTAATACTTTCTAGGCGCTGCCGGTACACGCCATAAATGGCTTCGCTCGGGATCATTCAAATAGCTCCAGCAACAGCCCCGCCACTTGCCGGGCAGCACGCTCTTGCAGTTCCGGGGCAATGTCGTTGCGCACGGACTGAAACACTTGGCTCACGCTGGGGCCCTGCAGCACTTTGTAGGCGCTGCGGCCTTTACCGGTGCGCACGGCAATGCCAGTGGCACCGCTACCCCGCAGGCTGATGTAGAAAAACTTGGGTTCGGTATAGCGCCGCCCCGGCTTAATCATCCCAGTCACACCGCCGTGCTTGGTGCTGCCTTTACCACGGCGCGGGTGCTTCTTCGGCACCAACAAGCCACGGTTTTCAAACCGGGAAAGCAACACGCCACGACGGGTGGCCTGCACGCCTGCTTCCCAGTAATCGCCCTTCTGCGCGGGCGGCAGCACCCGCAGGTGCCGCCCGATGTACTGCTTACTCAATGCCACTTGCCCACCGATAGCCGCTACCCCACGCTCACGCCCATGCTTGGCCGCGTCGCTGAGCACCGTTTGTAGGGCCACGGCGCTGTGCTTGCCGGTGAGCTGGGCCATGGCATCGAGCACGATTTTCATGTCCCGGGTGGCTTTGCTCATTGGGTCACCTCCACCACCAAGGTGGTGTCGTTGTCGCGCTCCAAGGTGTGCACCGTCCAGACTTTCCCTTTCATCGTGATCTTGTCGCCCCGGCGCGGGTACGGCCACGCGGCTTTGGGGTACTCGATATAAATCAGGGTGGCGATCAGGGCGTTCATGTCGTCGCGCACGTCGTCGTAATCCAGGGTGGCGACGGTTTCCGGGCTGGTGCCCCGCTCCGGTTTCAGTGGCCCGGCCGTGATGGTGGCCGGGTCACCGTAGAAATTGAAAACGGCGCCATCCAGCGCCGTTTTGTAGCCATCGAACTGGCTCATGGTTAGAAGCTGCTGTTCAGACGCACGCGGCAAACGACGTCACCATTCACACCGCCTTCCACAAACACGCCTACGGCGGTGTTGTCAGTGGATACGGTGGTGATTTCGCTGCCGTCCCAGTAAGCAGGATCGCCCACATCAGGTTCGTCGGCAGTGGTTTTGGGAAGCTCGAACACGCCACCGGTTTTCAGGGTGAGCTCTTCGTTGGCAGCCGCGTCATGCAACGCCACACCAAACAGAGAACCCATAACAACCAGGTCACCAGAGGCGGCCAGGGCGGCAGCAATGACGGTGATGTTCTCGCCACGCTGGATGAAGTTTTTAGCCATGATTGCACCTTTGCATCCCTCGTCGGGATAGATGGGTAAATTAGGTGCGGGCCCCGAAGGGCACCGCGGGGAGAGAGGGTTTAGCCGGGGTTATGCGCCGGCGTTTTTGAACAGGCCACGGTGATCAATGACGCCGGCACCGAAGTCCAGACGCGCTTTGATCTTCACGCCATCCACGTCGAAGCCGTTTTCGGTTTCGATGTACACACCTTCTTCACCAGTGAGGTAGGCGTATTCGATGGTGTCAATACGAGCAGGGGCAGCAGAGAGATACCAAGCGGTT